GCAGGATAATTTAAGAGATTTTCTATCAGAAGAAGAACTTGCAAAAGTGAAATCCGTAGAGATGGTAGTGAGCGGTCTTGTGGATTGTGGCTGGGGATATGATGAAATAAAGTCGTTTATTACGAATAAAGAAAGAAAGCTAATTGCAGCATAAAACGCGGAAGTAATTCACACGCCGGAGAAAATTGTGATTAAAGCGACCAATATCGAAGTAATCACAAAATAGATAAAGAAAAAGAAGTGGCATCTATCAAATTGGTGGTAGGTGCTATTTTTGTACCCATTTTTAGGAGAATAGCCATGAAAAAATATAAACCAATAGACTGGAGCAAGTGCCCGGAAAGTCGCACACCAATAGGAAATCCGAATAATTGCGTCGTGGCGGATATTCTGCCGGACGGAAAAACTGAAATCTTATTTTCAAGTGATGATAACGGTATTTATATTTGCAAAACTGAAAAGAAAACTTGATTGGAGGTGTTTGGCATGGCGTACAGCGGATGGCTGTTAAAGATTGGTAATTACACAGTTCCAATGTCTTTTATGAAACCGGAGACATATAGCCCATATGTGAATATGCAGGACTTAGATGATTATACGGACGCTAACGGCTATTTACATAGAAATGCCGTGGAATTAAAGGCGTTAAAAGTTGAGTTTGAAACACGGTCTATGCTTACAAACACGGAATTTAATGCCATTATAAGTAAAATCCGTCAGCAGTTTGCCAATGCAACCGGAAGAGCCTGCTATATCACAGCGTACATCCCGGAATATGACGATTATGTAACACAGTACGGCTATATGGCAGATTTTCAACCTACAATATACGGAACTTATGGAGGTCAAATTCATTACAACTCTGTAAGACTGGCATTTATAGGGGGTGTATACGATGGTTAATTACCAATATTCAAGCCTGTTTTTAAAGGACAGCGTAGACAAACAGTTAAACATCGTATCTGATGATGGAAAAATCAATATCACAAACACCGAACTGCACCAAGAAAAATTTGAATTGACAGAAAGCTTGTGTTCGGAATCTGAATTAACATTCGGGGCATGTGAAGCCGGGATGATTAAATTCACGGTGTCCAATGTATTCTTGCCAATGAAAGGCAAGTGGTTGACTGCAAAGCTGACTCTTGATGGTCACAAAGATAAACCATTCCAAATAGGAAGATACAAGGTTTATTCTGACACACCTACGGCAGATCGGACGTGCCGGGATGTGGTAGCTTACGATGCTTTGTATGATATTTTATCATCTGATGTTACTAATTGGTACAATCAGATACTTCCACAAAAAGATAGCAAGGTAACGCTCAAACAATTCAGAGATAGCTTTTTTAATCATTTTGGAGTGGAACAGGAAGAAGTATCTCTTGTAAATGATGAAATGATTATTGAAAAAACTGTAGAAGTGACAGCATCAAGTAGCGGAAGTTCAGATACCGCAGAGACAAGCACGATAGGCGAAGCCATAAGCGGAAAAGAGGTTTTGTTTTGTATACTTGAAATTAACGGTTGTATGGGAAATATCGGACGCGTTGGAAAGTTTCGCTATGTGTACTTAACGCAAGAGATGCAGGGGCTTTATCCGGCGAATGATCTTTACCCGGCGGATGATCTTTATCCTAGAAATCCAAAGAGCACTAGCATAAGTAAAAGCCAGTACATTTCAGCACAATATGAAGATTATATTGTCAGAACGATTGACAAACTGCAAATTCGTGAAAAAGAGAATGATATAGGAGCAATTGTAGGTGATGGCGGAAACACTTATGTGATCGAGGGAAATTTCCTTGTTTATGGGAAAGGGACAAAGGAATTAAACGAAATTGGAGAAAAAACGTTATCAAAGATAAAAGGAATTATATACAGACCATTTAGTGCTGACTGCAAAGGAAATCCATGCCTTGAGGTCGGAGATGCGGTACGGTTGACTACAAAATATGAACTGATCGAGACTTACATCCTAAAGCGCACGCTGAAAGGCATACAGGCTTTGCGTGATGATCTGGAAGCGGACGGGGAAGAGTACCGGACAAGTAAGGTCAACGGAATACAGCGGAGCATATTGCAGCTGAAAGGCAAGAGCAACACTCTGGAACGCTCAATTGAGGAGACGAAATCGACAATCGTTGACGTGGAAAAGGGTTTGCAGTCACAGATCACACAGACAGCCACAGAAATCCGGTCAGAAGTAAAGAATACCACTGACGGGTTATCATCGCGGATAACCCAGACAGCGGAGAGCATCACAGCGGAGGTCAACCGGGCAACAAATGCAGAGGAAACATTGTCTTCAAAGATAACCCAGACAGCAGAAAGCATTACTGCAGAGGTAAACCGGGCGACAAATAAAGAGGGAGAACTTGCGGCTGCAATCCAGATAAACGCCGAGGGGATAACGTCAAAAGTGTCACGCGACAGTGTAGTATCGGAGATCAATCAGTCTGCGGAGGGTATAAAGATCCGCGCTGATCTTTTGGAACTCAAGGGTTCTATGGAGATGACCGGCGGATATGTGCATATTGAAGCGGCAGAGAGCACAGACAACTTGATCGAACTTAAACGATCCGGAACTCTAGTTCAGATAGGAACTGATGGATTGAAGTCAGTAGCAGATACGAGGGAACTCACAGCCAGCTATTCGGCAGTATCAGTGCGTGATACATCAGCCAATACGATTGCACAGATGTTGTCGACCGGAAAAGGAATCTCATCCTACGGGTGGGAATCTTATTCGGACAAGCGCCTAAAACACGGTATAGAATCTCTTGATCGGGAAAAAAGCGCAGCGCTTATACAGTCTCTGCGTCCGTGCCGCTTTATTTATAACTATGACGCCGCGGAACATTACCGGCATGGTCTGATTGCACAGGAGGTACTGACTGCGATTGGAGATGAAGACTGGGCGATCTGCTCCGAGAATCCAGATCCGGATGGCAATACCTATTATGCGCTTGACAAAACGGAACTGATCGCTGATCTGATCGCTGCAGTACAGTTACAGCAAGAGGCACTAGAAGAATTAAAAAAGAAAGTAGAATGAGAAAATGGTCAATGCAAAAATTCGTGAGTTTGAGAATGACATTATCAATTTTATCAATGCAAGTGTTGATATTCCGATTGAGGTTAAGCATCTGGTACTTAAGGATATTTTGCACCAGGTAGAAGCGGAAGCAAACCGGCACGTTATCGCCGAGCGGGAGCAGATGCAGGAAAATCTTAAAAAGGAGAGTGAGGATCATGAATAAAGTATATAAACGTATCAACTGGGAGAATTACCCGAGCGATGCTACGCCTTTGAATGAAGCAAATCTCAACAATCTGGACAGTGCCACAGATACCATTGACGACCGTGTGATTACGCTTGACACAACCAAGGCAACAAAAACAGAGGTTGCTACACTTGTATCAGATGTGACATTTGAGGAATCTACCGGAATTATTACTATTACGAAGAAAAATGGATCTAGGGTTACCATTGACACACAGATGGAGAAAATTGCTGTCAACTTCGATTATGACCAGACTACACAGCAGATTATTTTGACTCTGATCGATGGTACGAAGCAGTACATAGACCTGTCGGCACTGATTACACAGTATGAGTTCCTTGATTCGGATACGGTAGCTTTTTACATTGATAAAAAGGGAAAAGTGTCTGCCATCGTTAAAGAGGGAAGTATCGAGGAAAAGCATTTAGAGCCTAATTATCTTGCGAAAATCAAAGTGGAAGTGGCAAAAGCGGAGTCCAGTATGAAAAATGCTGCAATGTCTGAAATAAACGCCAAAGCAAGTGAGGATGCCGCAAAAGCCAGTGAAACAGCGGCAAAAACATCCGAAACCAATGCCAAAGCGTCAGAGACAGCAGCGGCGAAGTCAGCCACGGCGGCAGC